GTGCTTATTGTCGCGATACAGCTCGGCCATATCGTTCAATTTCTTCGGCCCTGCCAAATCTTTGAATTGATAAGCCAGATGGGGTTCGGGGGATTCGATGTAAGGGACATGCCAGTTATCAGCGATGGGCCATGCATCATCGTCCCATAAAAATAGGTGTTCACATCCTGCATCCACCAGCGCTTCAATGCTTCGATTCTTGGAAGCTACGATACCGAGGGATTTCTCGTGCCGGATAAGCTGCACACCATCAGGAAATGCGGCGGCAGGTGTTGAGCCATCATCGATAACCACCACCAGCGCACCAGGAGGTAAATACTTGTGATGTTGTTCCAGTGCCCGACAAAGAACATCAGCGCGGTCGTGAGTGGTGATTGCTATACCGATACGTGCCGATGCGTTATTGGCGGGCTCATAAGGAACGCCATCGATAATGACCCGCATGATTTAACCCTTAATAGCTCTATAGATTGCCCCGCTAGGGCGTAAAGCCTTTTCAATGGCTTCACGAGTAGCATTCTGAATTCGCTTTTCAATCTGCTCAGTATCTTTCTGATTAGCTATAGCGTTTTTAATGATTTCGCTAACGTTGGAATCCGCGCCTGCATAGAGAGAAAATGTATTAACAGTAATTTTATCTCGAGAGATAGTGGCTGGCTTGATAAATGCTTGGCCGTTAATGAGTTCAAAGGCTGTGCTGTTTTTTATTAGATTGTTAATTTCATCCAGCTTTTTCTCGAGTTCACTGGTGTCAGCTTCAACCTGAATGCTCGCTGAGTAACCGCCGCCATGCGGCGCAGTAGTCTCGAAGCTCGCCATCCCTGAAACAGACAGCTGCAGCGGGAAATATTCAGGAACGCCGTTTACCGTTGTTCTCGATCCCCATGCATCATACTGGGCTGTTCCGGCCGGATTGGTAACTTCAAATCCGTCACCATTCACCGTGATACTCATTCTTGCCATCACGTCCCGCAGTGTTAGATGTTTCATTTAGAATAATCCTCTATATGTGAAAGTATCGCCCCGCGTAATTCAGAGACAACCCGCATTCAAAACAGCGTGTTTATCCTGAAATAGCGAATGGCCAAACTTATAATGCAGTAGAAAATAAAAAGGCCACCAGCGGTGACCTATGTTGTTATGCCTACTTGAGGCGTGATGTATCGGCGCTGGCTTTAGTCTCTTCCACGGACATAACCAATAATGTAGCCGAGGCCGAAGCACGAGAAACCAATCGAGAAAAATGGAAGAAGCGCATTAACTAAATCAGACACGGAATCACCTCATGGACTGTCTATTCGGATGACTCAATAACTAAATTGAATAGGTCATCGCTTATTTCTTCGATTGATCGCGCAATTGCCATCTTTTGTTCTTGCGTAAACTGTGGCCATAAGTTGCGTAGTTCATCATTCAAATGGCTAATCCAGCGCTCATTACCGGACAGGTCATCCCACCCTAAGGGTAAATTGTATGACTCTAAATTCGAATCACCACAAACTGATGCCTGCGTACGGTTGCTGGAACCAGTAGTGTCTCCAATTTTAATCATAGCTACCCCATCTGCATCCATAACAGAAAGCGTACCATAACTTAAGTCGACTGTTCTTTGCATGGCCTATAGCCCTGTATAATGTTTATGCTCTCATCGGACAATGAAGCATAAAGTACCAACATACTTAAAAGGATCGTTTATGAATTTTAAAATTTTCGAAAATGAATTCGCATTGAATGAAAAAACATGGAGTCACCTTGCTTCCCTGCTTAACAGTGAAGATGATATCGGGGTTGTTCTTCGGGCTCATCTTTTAACTGAAAAAATGCTGGAAGCGTGGTGTTGTGCAGCCTCTAATAATATCCATTTTTTTGATGGGTTTGGAGAAAGCGTTTCAATGTCATATGCCGCAAAGCTAAAGCTAGCATCAAATTTTGGGTTAAATGACTTTTCTTATAAAGAGCTTAAGGCGATTAATAAGATTAGAAATGTGCGTTCTCATCAAATTTACGACGCTGAAATTACTGACAAAGAAATTCAGATTATGACCGACCTTATCAGTAATGGTGGTCAGAAAGAACTCGTAAATAACGACCATTTTGGTATGTGGGTCGATGGAAAAGAGGTTTTCCTCAACAACACAGAAAGTACCAACCGAGAAAAATTTATTGCCGCTCTCTCAGGGGTAATTATAAGAATGTCCCGACAGGCAAGGGAGCTCGATCCCTCATCTAACTTTACCAAATTGTTATAATTATAATTAGTAGACATTATCGCAGGTACTCATTGAATGCCTGCTGTAATGCCTATTGCCCGCTTACTTTGTCATAGACGCGTTCGCAGGTTTGTCCTGCGCTATAAGCGCGGTCAGCCTCTTTTGCATACTCTCCTGCTGCTTCGTTTGATTCGCTGAGCAACTCGGTAAGCAATATGATGGCTTGGGACTTTGACGCGCTTGAGCTGGCAGCGCTGGAAAGCTTGCCGGTTTCACTGTCTGCGAATTGTTGCCTGAGCTGTGCGAGCTGTTGCTGCAACCTGTCAGCAGAACGCTTAGCATTAATAGCATCAGCTTTAAGCTGTTCGTTGTCTTTCTCTGCATCTTTAACCGCCTGATTTGCTGCCTGTTGCCTGCGTTGCTCTTCCGCTCGTTCGCTTGCCTGTCGCTGGGCTAGGGCGTCAGAATCATCTTTATCACGCTGCGCCCATTTCAACTGCCAAGATTTATCTACCTGATGGTATTTATTGCGGTAATGGTCAGCTATTCTTCCAGCGACAACCAACGCCACCAGCAACACACCTATTGCCATCATTCGCCAGCTGAAGTTGATATTCATACCATCAGCGCCGCCCGCGCTTTGTTGTAACGTACCTTTCGATCATCAATACCGTTCAGACCGCCGTTGATAATCTGCGTTACTCGGTAAACATCAGCACCGTAGGCCATACAGCCTTTTGATGTGTAGAACCATGCAGCCGAACGCGCAGCTTGTAGCTCTAACTCGAGCAGTTCTGGCTTAGTCACCAAATCAAGCTTTAGCGTAGCGCCGCATGCGCGATAGTTATCAAGGCCGGTAATCTGGATAAGGCCACGGCCACGGTATTTCCAACCATCCCCCGAAGCTTTATTACCTAAGCGATTGGTGTAGACCAAATTAGCGATCGCATCTTGTCGCGCTGGTTGCAGCGTCGTTCTGCCGAGTGCGTTGGCCTGCTGTTGAGTAATACGCTTACCAAATACAGCCACCAGCGCACCCGGTGTGTAATTCAGTGATTCAACAACCTGACGGAAACCGCCAGATTCATGCGCTGTTTGAGCAATAAACATCGCCTGATCGGTTGTCGCCGTAATACCAAATTCTTTCATTGCTGCATCGATGTGCGGAAACCAGCGCGCAGCTAATCCAGCGCTAATATCAGCCGCTTTTTGAAAATCACCCTCTTGCATGATGATCACTCCGTCGAAAAATATTCATCACATTGCCTCGCGATAAGAACAGCGATACGCATAACGTGATATTGATGATGGTTTCTGCAAAATCAGCCTGAACGTAAGCGCCAGAGATTATGCGTATCGTGACAGCAGAACAGGCCACAATGAGTAAGTAGGCAAACGCCGAACCAATCAGATTATGACGGCTTGCGCCCCGCTTAAATGTCAGTAGGCGCGCTGCAATCAAAAAGCAGGTGATAGCGTTGATATTCAATAACAGGATATTGAGTGTCATTTACCACCCCCTCTGAAATTAAACGTTGGGTTTTTGGCGCGGGAAATTACGGCGATTAAAATCCATACGATGGTTGCCGATGAGACTAAGGCCCCAATGGGCTTTTCTACCGTTACTGATTCAGGCGCTACCGTACTGAGTACTGAAGTTGAGAAGTTCGCCGTCAGCACACCAAGCACAAACGCCACAATGAAAAACGCCAAGCGCTTCCAGATAGGAAACTCTGTAGCAGATAAAACAAAAACAACGGCGCCGGCAAATGCACCGATGACAACACCAGCATCAAGCCCAGAAAGCAGACCAACTAGCGTTACACCAGTAACAGCAGCTGTAGCCGCGCCCGTGCTAGTAGTCGGCTCTAACATTTGGGTTACTCCATTTTTTGCTGTGTGTTAAATACGAAAAAGGCCACGCATATGCGCAGCCTTAAAATCTTTGACACTAACCGTAGTGGCCACGCCCATGCCATTGGGGTTGCGTCGCTTCATCGCCGCTAATAACCGGTGCGCGTTTGGCGTTCGCGCTGCTTTACCGGAGCTTGTTTTGATATATGAACCTTGACCCATAACTACACAGGCTCGCTTGTTGGCGACTCAGGGCAGCATCATTACTGCTGCATTGCCTTTCGGATGCGGTCTAACCGCTTACTGGTGCATTTTCTCATCCTCCAGATACGCAAAAACCCGCACGTTGGCGGGTTGTCTGTATGTTCTTTGCTTTTCAGGTACAGCTTTGCGAAAGCATACCTGAATAATACACTTTCATTACTCGTTTTCAAGTTTTTTTTGAAAGTTAAGCGCACGTTCGGCGCGAATCTCTGCATTTATCGCATCGAAGGCTGCTGTGTTGAATAAATCAATGCACCACCTAACGCGATCCTCGCTTTGTTTCTTCGTTAAAAAAGGGGCGTACCGCTCACGCAATTTATCGCCCATATTAGTGTAGTTGCTGTCTATTCCGGTGTAGTACATCTTTCCGAAGATGTATATCGGGCTACTTATAGAAAATGCTTTCAAAATAGCCTTTTCGATAAAGTCTGCCTGCTCTTTATTATCCGCTCTCGCTAACATTGAGTTCAGCGATTTCTTTGGCCAAAGTATTTCCGCCGATTTCTTTATAAGTTCCTCACCGCAATATCCAAGCTCTCGCATCTGGGTGAAGACGCGCCCAAATCGCTCCATTTGATCATCATTCCATTCTTCCTGAACTATCCTTCCCCACATACCACCACCACCGGAAAGAAAGTAACATGTGCTGCCGCCAAATGTTTCCCCCCACACAGAAAGCAAACTTCTAACCCATCGATTCTGTACTGGTGTCAATTTTCTACCCTTTCCCAGATATGACTTGCGGGGAGCCCCAGCAACAACTCTCCAAGCATTATCTAATTTCTTTTTTCTTTGGCTTGGCGTCATTTCAGTATTCCCTCTTTTCTAAGAATGGACTGCGTGCGGAAAACGCCCTCAGCGTGATATAGGCGCGCCGTTCTGTTGTCAAAGATGTGCGTACGACGATCTATTTCATCGTGGCAGCTGCTGCAAGCGAACGCAGCGAGTGAATCATCAGGTTTAATGCCTGTGCCACATTCACCAGCCAGCCGGTAATGCGCTAAAACCACAGTCTCAGAATTTCCATTACACACACCTGGTATGCGAACGGTGCACTCACGGCCTCGCGCTGCATTTTTGATAATGTGGCTTTTACGTGGTTTCTTCGCCGGTTTTAGTGCGACGTTGCGAGCCATGAGGTTAGCCATGATTAACCTCACCTACAGAATTGATCCGCTCTAACGCTGTATTAAAAATTACTGGGTCTTTTTCAATGCCAATGAACTCCCGATCGGATTCTTTGCATGCAACCCCTGCGGTACCACTTCCCATCGCAAAATCCAAAACCGTTTCGCCCGGATTGCTATACGTTTCAATTAAGTAACGAACCAACGCCAGCGGTTTTTGTGTTGGGTGATAGTTCCCCAATTGCTTATCGCTCGAGAAGAATTGAACATCTCGCGGGTACCGACTCCTAGAGTCATACGCTGTTAGCGTTAACGCTTTGCCATAGCATTCTGAATCTACCGTTTTACGCCTTGAGGTTTTGCGCTCATGTCCATGGGTAAACTGGGGGTTATATGTCGGCTGCCGGCGGTAAAATACTTGGATGTTTTCATGAGCCCGCAGAGGTTGTTTTTTTGCATTTAGAAAGCCGGTGGCGTTACCTTTTTCCCATATCCATTCTGATCGCCAGTGTTTTAAATTGCTGGCTACCAGTACACTGGTAAATGGCTGAGCCGAAAAAAGAACTATGGCGGCATTCGCCTTGGCTACACGGTGGATTTGCTCCCACATCTGCTGCAGATCAATAACTGAATCCCATTTGCACTGTGTTGTGCCGTAGGGGATATCCGCGCAAACCATGTCTACGCTTTTGTCAGGAATATCATTCATCGCTGTGAGGCAGCATTGATTTATCAATTCAATCATTGCCTACCTCCGATAAGCGTTTATCGAGTAATTCCAGTGGGTCATACGAGGGCACAATGTCACATTCGTGGCCAGTGCTTGCGCTGGCCTTCATTCCTAATAATTTGTGCAGTAAGGCGGTAGGCAGCTGTGATTGAAGATTGCGCTTTAAGCACCACATGAAAATATCAGCCTCGCTGAGCTGCCGATCATCTGGCTGGCCCATCTGCTCGCTAATGGTTTTGAGCATGAAAGCAATACGATTCTGCCGGGCTATCTCTGCGAATTGACGCGGGGTTTCTTGGATGTTGAGTTTGTTTTTGCAGGAGCGGCATACACAGACGGAGCCGTTATCGCCAACGGGGAATGGTTCGTAGTATTTCGCTTCACATCCCAACCACTGGCATTTTCCTAACCAGAGAACGTGGTGATCTAACGACGTAGTTCCACCACACAGACCAAACGCGCGATCATTATCGTATAAGCCTTGGAAGTGGGGATTTAGCGCTTCAATTTGATTAACAGCAGGTACAATGCCGGTATTCAGATGTTCTCGGGCCGCATTAAGCTCAAAAATGGCGTAACGATGACCCTCATGAAATTTTATTTCTCTACCACATCTGAATGTTACTTGATGAAGCCCTGGTGTGATGCGTGCAGTCAGGATTGCGATCATGCTATCACCCCGCAGGATGATAGATATGCGAAAACACCAACCTCTATAGCGGTTAGTGCAGTGATGCGGTGTTTCGTTGTTTGCGCCATTCTAGTAATCCAGTTTGGCGCGACAAGTTGTTAGTTGTTCAGGCTAACGACGGAATTATACATCATCAGGAACGATTTTATAGCCAGCTTCCAATAATATTTCCAAAAGCACTTCTGGCGATGCATAGCGATAGTTATCTGGAATTGGGTAAGCTGATATAAGATTACCTCCTACATCAAACGTCACATCATACCGACCACCAGCATTCATCATCTCTTTTAATTCATCTAAATTCATATAGTTGTACTCGATAGATTTATAGACCCTTGCGGGAATCACATCCGTGTCACCTATGCGCGCACTACTTACTATGAAGGTTAATCCGACCACGTCCAATAGGTCACATAGATCGGTATTGCTGTTTCGATCGTTTTTATCGATCAATCGAGTTGTTTGGGCTTGAGTGGATTATGTTGATTTATTTTCAATGAGTTAGATCATAAGACATAAAAAAAACCCGCCGAAGCGGGTTGGAAAGTACTTATAATTTACTAACCATCTTATCTATAGCCTCAAGGCATGATTGCCTGTAAGGGGCATTAACTCTTACCCTTCTATTCATTACCCTGACACTGCCTGTCGGCAAGGTGGAGAATGGGCATCCCCTAGCAAATGCTACAACTCCGGTTGTCTGAAAATCCTTTATATTTACGATTCCATCACTAACCTGATCAAAATCAAATATCTCAGGATTACTTTCCATTAACTGAGCAATATCGTTATCTATGGAGTTTAACACAGCAGCATAAGCAGATGCAGGGCCCATATATTGAGTCAACCTGTTTTTAGCTATCATATGAACTCTTGGGAGTGGTCTGCCCACCGCTAATAATTTGTTTGCAAATGCATATGAAGCATATATTTCAGATGGTAGTTTTAACCCATAGATAAGAGAAAATGCGTTCTGTATAGCCCTTCTCGAAGAATCATCAGCCATCACTGGCAATATTAATTTTTCTACCGCCGCTAATGCAGTCTGTGTGTAAATGGAAAAACTTGGGTTGCAATCAACAAAAAGCACATCGTACTCATCTTCCAAATCCTTAATTAAGTCATTAATCCAATCAATAATGCTTACCCACGCATTAGTACCAGGGATTTGTTGGTTAGCTAACGTGTTAATTGCATTAGCTTGTAGCTCAAGTAGCGGATCTCCACAAACCAAAGAGATATTAGCGGGTATATTTTCGTTAAAAGATCTTGGGTGAGTTAAGTAGTCATGAGAATCGAACAGAGGCTTTTGATATGGCGTAGGCAGCCTCATTTGAAAGTAGCCACCAAGCGTACAGCGATTGTTTATATCGTGTCGAGTCAACAGATTTATACTACCATTGCCCACCAACCCACCAAGAAACAGCTCGGATAAATTTGCCTGCGGGCATACATCAATAACCAGAACCCTCTCAAGAGGATGAGTTTCAGCATATCGGCAGATAGATTGAAATGAGAGACTGGTCTTGCCTGTACCACCTTTGTTATTCCAAATCGCATACTTTTTCACTATCTATCTCCGGTTAACGATATCACTCTCGGTAAACAATTTACCGCTTGATAATTTGATTGATGGTACCACGTTAACCGACGAGATCAATGAGATTGGTAAACAATTTACCAGAAGTGCTACCGTTAACCACCAACTCTACCCTAAGTTACTTTATCGCTGCGATGGTAATAACCGCGACCACAACGAAAACTATTCCCATGAATACCAGCGAGATACAAAACGAAACATAGAACAAAAACTCCACAAACACCTTGTAAATCTTTGGCTTTCTCATTTTTAACACCCTTTTGCCAACTGACGCATAGCTCCGCTGACCGCCTTCTTTAGCGCCTCAACACGACGAACCTCACTACGCAAACGGCGCAACTCAAGATTCAGGTATTCCGGCGTTGGAACAATTAGCTCCATCATGTGGTCTGGAATCTTTGCCGTAAGCTCGTTTACCACGGTGACCACAGACTCTTTCGCTTTGGCAATAGCTTTTGCTGCATCACCAGCAGGAATAGTTTTTGGAATATTTTGCTGTTGGTTTTGCTGTACTGCGACAGCCTTTAGTTGCTCTGGATCTGAGTTCCGTTGCAGCTTTGTTGGCTTACGCAGCGCACGCTTGCCCGACTCAGCATACAGGCCGTTGATGAAAATCAGCTCACCACGGTTAACTGATGCTGTCAGGAACGTCAGCATGGTTTCGTTGCTCACGCCAAGTAGCGCAGCCAGATCCCCACAGTTTGATGCACCGTACTGCTCGATTTGTGATACTACTGTTTTCAGTGTTAATGCCATTTTTTGCCTTCCCCTCAGAAATATTTAATCTTGGCGCCGCACGCCGCATTTTTGTCTAAAGCCCAGTTAACCGTATCCTGATCACCTGATTCTGCTATGAGCTGAGATATGGCCGTTTGGGCGCGGTTGTAGAGTCTTTTCTCAATCAGCTCGGTTATCTTTTGCTTTTTCGCGTCTACGTTCGGAACTACAGTCGCTTTTACCGGAGGCGTGTATTTTTTTACTGGCGATTTTGTTTTTCTGAATTGCCTTGCCTCTGGTACCGAGTAGCGATATCTCGTTCTGCACCCAGTTTTAATTAGACAGCCCAAGCTATTTAGAAAATCTAATTCCCTTCTCACTGATGTGTTTGACAGGCCGAGCGTCTTGGCAATATCGCTAAATTTTGACTTTGGATTATTTTCCAGAAAAACAATAACTTCTCTAATTCCAGACATTTTTTAAGTCCTAAACCCTTTGGGTTTTCCTGAGTAATCTTGGTTTTGTAGGTCGATATTCACTTTCGCTGGCTCGGCGATCTTTTGCGGCTTGCCGTTGCGCCGCCATGCCCTCGCCTGGTCGAAATATCCCTCGAAGTTCTCTTGGCTGAATATCGTCTTGGGGCGCAGGTAGAAACTCATGTTGTCCTGCCCTGCCCACTCGTTGGCGATGTAATCAACTACCAGCATGAGGTCGTCCGCAACGTATTCGCCCTGTAGCACGCCGGAAATAAAACCTCGCGTCGTTGCCCCATCCCGAAATTCTGAGTTGGTCACACGGTTGAAGTGATTCAGCACCCGCAAAACAGGATCGATATTGTCATCGGTTAGTTCGTCGGGCAGTTCGTCTGCCTGACAAGAAATATGTAAGTCTCTATCTGTGTCTAGATCTGTATAGAGAAAGGATTTCGCGACTTCGCAATTTCCAAGATTCCGCGACTTCGCGTTTTCCATTTCGCGACTTCGCGATTCCCATTTCGCGACTTCGCAATTTCCGGTTTCATCGGATTTCGCATCTTCGCGTTTTCCATTTCGCGGCTTCGCGGAATCCAGTTCTGGTGGGAATATTTTTGCTATTAACGCGTCTCCATCAATTCTGTAATGTTTCGTTGGAGTGCCGTTAACTTTGCGAATATCAATCTGAACAACACCGGGTAAATATTTCTTGGTGATCTTTTCAATCAGTCTAAATACCTGATTGGAACTCAACCCACCAACCTCTTCCCCTAGCTCTTCATGGCTCTTGTAAAACCAGCCATCATCCTGTGTTGAATAACCAGACCAAAATACAAGCTGATTAAGCACAGCCGCCAGTGCGTGACATTGCTGATCACCAGAGAAAAAGGCCAAGTAAGGCCTAGGGAACGTAATGCAGTTCCTTTGCCCTGATAACGATTGAATGACCTCAAAAATACGACTCACGCCCTTACCTCTGTGAACTTCTTAGAAAACAATCTCAATGGGAGCTGGCTTGGTGCGTCAGAACCATGACGCAGATAAACCACATAGCCACCAGTCAAACCCTGAACAGTTACAATTGCGCCACGATGATCTTTAAATCGCTGCCCTTTCTTGACCTCGATATAGCCCCGTGATGGGGTTTCGCCTTTAAAGTTACGTTGCAAAGCACACCGCAGGCGCTCTTGTAAGTTGCTCATAACCACCTCACTGAGATAGAAATTATGGTTCTACATACCACTTGGGCATGCTTGGTAATCGAGCCTGCCGGATTTCGCGCTTAATACTTGGCGCCGGAGCGGCCTTGTTGTGCTTTGCATACCACTTCGCCGCATGTAGCAGAGCGTCAAAATCTGCGCGCTTGTTCTTTTTGCCATACTCGATAGCGTGATGCGCAGCGCCAACGGCATCAGCTTCAGCAACTCCAGCGCTAATCAGCAATTTCTTAATGCTGTCGTAGTGATACTGTTCGCTTTTAGTCATAAGGCCATCTCACAAATAGTTATTTGAATGGCTCCTGGTGGTAGTAGCCCCACCAGCGAATGAATACCCTCTTTCACTTCCTTGACCTGAACCATCAAAGGAGAGTTCATTAGCTTGGCGTTGACGGCCTCACTGCATTCTTTGTTTGCAACAGCCGCCGCATAAGCAGCGGAACAATCTTCGTAGGCTAGGCGCTGCCGTTCTGCATCAAGTGCAGATAAAACCGCTGGCGCCAGCTGCGTAGCCAATTTGCGGTAGTACGGCGTAACACTGCGAAATACGCGTTTTATAAACAGAGCGTTGTTTTTACGGCGGCGATCCCACTCATCGGTATCACTTACCTCTAACGATTCAAGAAGATCACCAACGTATTGGGCGCCAATCTTCTCAGTAACAGGCCACCAGCCATCGTTTCTCGCCCATGCTTCCAATTGCTCAGCTACCAATTTGATTTCCATGGTTCACACCTCAACCGTTAATTTGTTTATTTTGATGTTCAACCGGCATCCCATCAGTTGGGTTCGGATAGAGATCCGGGCGAAGTTCGTGTGGGGTTACACCAGTTGCATGGAAAACTTCGAGAACTCGAGCTGAAGGTACAATCCCGTTGTATTTATTTTTCCACTTACCAACTGATTGCTCCGTTATGTTCAGTTTTGCCGCAAAAAGACGCGCATTACCTACGGATTCAATGGCGCGCTGAAGTGCATTCTTAGTCATTATTAAGCCTCTGTGCTAGTTGATGACCATGATTAAGCCATAAGCTTAGTATTAGATCAAGCCTGTGCGTTATTTTTATTTCTAAACCTTTGGTTTATACTTTTGATATGAATAAAGAAATAGATAACAAAACCCCACCACTAGCGGGGCGCTTGTATCAACTGATGGAGAAGTCAGGGGTTAACAAGTCGGGGCTCGCCCGCATTTGCGGTGTAACTCCGCAATCAGCCGGCAAGTGGTTTAAGAGTGGTAGCATCAGCAAAGATTCAGCTATGAAGATAGCCGATGCTTTTGGCGTGTCGTTATCTTGGCTGTTGGGTGATGATCCAGAGATGGATAGTCTTCCCGATGACTTCAACTTCACACCTGAAATGCTGGACGATAAACAGCGCCACCTATTAAAACTCTTTAGCCGATTGCCTGAGAGTGAAAAGGATACTGTTATAAACATGCTTACAGGGATGGTTGAAAATTACGATAAGCTATTCAAAGAATTGATAAAATCTAGAAATATCGAAGAAATAATGAAGGTAAAAAAAGGAGATTAACTCCTACCCATCCAGTAAAAACCGGCGCTTGCCGGTTTTTTTTCGCCTAAATTTCATGAGATTAAGCCATAAGCTTAAATTTATTACGCCATAGGCTTGCCATAATATTAAGCTTATGGCTTAATTACTCCATCGAAGCGAAACATTGCGCGACAAGTTACAGTTCTGACGGTGGGTAAAGAGCCACGATAAAGCCAGCATCGTTTAGCCCTTGGGTTAACCAATGCTGGGTAACAGTTTAACGGTGTAAATTTAGGAGGTAGCCGTGGCAACTCAGCAGCAAAGATATGCGGCGGAATGCCAGTTTGAATATGCCAACTACCGTAGAAGATGCAAGGCTACATCTCGTGGCGACGGCATTCACCATTTGTGGGTTAAGTTGGCTTGGGAGAACAGGAAGTGGGCGCGCGAATGGTTAATGCGGGATTGAGGTGAAGAATGGCACTAAACATTGAGTTAGAAGCAAAAAGTATCGGTGAAATTATCTATATCGGATATGGAAGCGGCGTTCGTCTAAGTATTGATATCAGAGATGCTGATTTACTTGGCTCCATTGAAATAAATGAAATAATTCGTGAATTTGGCAAGGGTGAATTGCTGGATGAAATCGGTGAGGAAGAAATTGCTGATTGGCTAAGAGAAAGAAGTTACACCGTTTCTGAATAGTGGCGTTGAAATAGTCATAGTTTTTCTTGGTTGAGTGAAGACTCCAAGGATACCACCGCCGCCTGAAGTGGTTAAGACAGTACAGGCACACAACTAAAAGAGCGCTGGCATGAAAAACAAATCTCGCAGCCATTAAAACGAAAGCTGGGACGGATGGCAGAAACGCGGTAGTGCTCTTTTAGTTGTGGTGAATCCGCAGACCAATGCGGCGGTAAGTTTAGCGAGGATTTCCTTTTTTGCCTCTGTGAGCACCGGTTGTCTGGCTGACTAAACGCCTAAGTGACAACTAGCCGAAAGGCCACTACAGCATCATCCATGTAGTCTTTGGGCGGTATCGGATCCTTTTAACCGATGCATTAGCGAAAACTGATACCGCCATTTTTTTGAATAGAAATTTATTACGGCATTTTGCCGTGGGATTTCTGCAACCAAAATTCAGGAGTTCGGAATGAAATTAAACCCAATACAGCACCGAATGATGATTAATCGTGGATTGGCTTACGTCGCGTTCAAATGCCAAAAAGCTGGGCATAAATGGGCTTCTGCTATGTCTGCAATGCGCTGCGCGTTCACTGATTTAACAACGCCTCGCCTAGTTAAAGCCTCTGGCCTTGAGCGCTCTGAGGTCTGGTCCTCTTTCAGCATTGACGATGCCGATATGAATTTCCGCATGTATGGCGATGAAACAATTATTGATGGAGATAAGAAGGAGGTCACCAGCGTTATTAACCTCGAGTTCGGATGTTCGGTAATCAACAACTAACTTCATTGGCTTTATTCAAAAGCCAATTGATATGCGTCTTGGGTTATCTAATCAACGTCGTCGGACACGTTTGCCTAGGGCGCATTTCAATTACTAAGGAGATAAAAAGCATGACCATATATTTTAATTTCTTGAGCGCAAAAAAAAGCTCTGACGCAAAAGATGCCGTTATTTTAGTTGATGTTGAAACGGCTAAAGAATGCCCTTTCGCTATTTCTTTTTTAGCTAAGCAAAATGGCATCGACCTGTCTAATTATTTCAAACCAGTGACTACTGATACGCCAATTGTTGATGATCTGCCGGAAGAAAATGAATTCAGTACAACATGGTGTGAAAAGTACGAACTCGCAGACGATAAGAAAACATGGCAGCTGATCGCCCCGCCAGAAGTCGAAACTAAGGTTGATGACGAACTAATTAACGTATCAGCAAAACCTTTAGATTTTCGTTTTACAGCTCTGTGGTTGCATGGTGTTGACGTCGAAACGATCACTCGCGAACAGATGAGCGCTGTTGTCGCGATGATTATGGACACCGACGATAACTTTTATCAAAACATCCTATTGTCTGTTCGTAGCGAGCAATTCGCCAAAGATGCCACTCTCACGCAACTCGGCGCATTAGTGAAAGCAACTAAAGAGGTTTTCGCATATACAGATCGCCCCGCCCAGCTCGGAACCATCTCAAATTTCTTTAAGCAATATTGTTCCTGTGCTGTTTCAGAAGCCAGTGAAGATGCACTGGCTAATATCGTTAAGCTGTATCGCGATAAACAAACCACACCAGTAATGCCAGAGACAAAGGCGCAGACGACTAGCACAGGAGCAACACTGGGCACCCCGATCCGTTTATCTGATGATGTGCTTCACTCCCCCGTATTTCTGAAAAAGGTTATCGCATACGCCATGCAGCCAGCTAATGGCTATGACTTACTGGCACCGCCAAAGGGCATTATCGATCGCGCCGCCGAGCTAATGAAAGATAAAGACGTTATTGATTGGTATAACGCGCTTTCCGAAACACCAGGCATTTTAGCCCTTCACCCTGACTTTACCTTTGCGTGTATCCAAGCTGCGCCGATCGCTATCACCAGCGATAAGAAAAAACTACGCGAGTACATCAGTCATAACCTTGGTGTGATTCAACCAGTACCAGTTAAAGCCGAAGAAACCGCCTCAAATGAAGAGAAAAAACCGGAAGTGGGCACCGGTGAATTAGTGAATATCGGAGGCGGTAAGTTTGATGTCAGCACTATCTTTGAAAATAACCCACCAGCAACAAATGACGCACATTTGGGCGAAAACGCGGATCTGTCAACCAAACATTTGGGGGAAAATGAAGATTTGTCAACCAAACATTTGGGGGAAAATGAAGATTTGTCAACCAGTGCCACCCTATCACCACGTGCGCGGCAAATCCAAACCACGCTAAATGAGACCATAGAAGGAAAAACAGACGTTGTCTCTGTCCAAGAGATGTCCGGCATTTTAAAAGAAGCCAACGTACAACGCGATGACTTGCTGGCATGGCTGCCTAATGAAATTGAATTAGCTGAGTTCGGCGAAGAAATCGATAGCGATACTATCGGTTATCTCATGCTGGATTTGTTTGATATCGCGCCAAAATTTATCACCGATTCATCAGAACGCGTCCAGTTCTTTGTTGGCCAAATTGCTGAACACAAAAAAGAGCAGGAAGAATTTGAGGCCGCAAATGCCAGTAAAGGAAAACCAGCTAAGCCCAAAAAGCTAACCATTGAAGAGCTGCTGGCCGAGATTCAAGCACTGAAAGCCCACCAGCAATTATTTAGTAATTTTGTTAGCGCAGGCGTGAAATTCCTTATGGCTTGCAAGGGGGATAAATGATGCTTACTCCTACCCCACTGGCGCCTAGTGCGCCAGAAACTGAGTGCCACTGCTATTGGTGCGGTAAATCGAAAGAAGCCGCAGCGATGATCGGGAAGCTGATCAAAGTCGGTCAGCACCAACAGTATCAAAAGTTCTGTGATGATCATTGCCACGCCGAATGGAAATTATACTGCGCGCCAAAAGTGCAAGTTTCACGCACACCAGCACGTCGCTATTCATCATGAGAGCTTCGTTAATATGACTAAGTTAATGAAAGAACAAGTTAAGTTTTTCATCGAAACAATGACAGACGATATGCATAACACTACACAGCATGAAATTGCTGAAACTCTTCTTTCTAAGTTTGATGAGTGTGAGTCGTTACAGGCAAAGCTTCTGGCATACGAGCAAGCAGCTAGGAATTCAGATTTAAAAACTTTGGTGATTAGCGAGATAGTAGATTTTTATTCCGGATTTGAATCGCCGTGCGAGCCAGAAACCGTTGATGAGGCGCAGAGTCAGCAAGTGGAAATACTAAATAGAATCTTGAATTGGATATTAAAAGAGCTTCCAGTTCCGACTCAAAAAGCCTCGGCAATGGCTATTCGATTAAGTTCTGTGATTGACGTTATTTCAGACCTTGAGCTTTCAGCACCCGCGCCAACTAAGTCAGAAATCCCATTCGGCGACGTAGAACCAATCGAAGTTACGGACGACATGGTTTATGCATTTCACAATCAACTCAGTGATAGCGCGCTCACATCTGACGAATTCACAGATATTAAACACGGGTTATGTGCAGCGCTTATGAATATCCCACGTCCCGCACAACATGTAAGCGAGCCTAAGCCATGAAACCACATTTTCACGGCACGCCGATCTGGGGAAATGCTGGCGATGTTTTACGTGTTGCTGTAACCGGAGCTGGTGCGTTTGTTTCTTATGTCAGACCCGATCAAATAGAGCGGTGCTTTAAATATGCAGACAGCGTGGCTATTGATAACGGCGCTTTTTCAGCATGGAAAAGCGGTAAAAAACTGGACTGGAATAAATTCTATGAATTTCTGTACAGACATTATCACCGCACAAAGCTCGCATTTTTCTGTATTCCCGACGTAGTGGAAGGCGGGGAAAATGACAACGACGCAATGATTAAAGCCGTACCGCATATTTTCAAAGAAAAAGCCGCCCCAGTTTGGCATCTACATGAATCAATAGAACGCTTAGTAAGGCTTTGTCAGGAATGGCCGCGTGTGTGCTTTGGCTCCTCTGGACAATATGCAGCAACACTAACAAAGCGTTGGCATGAGCGCATGAAAGAAGCTTTCACGGAGATTTATATAAAACGACAGCTAACAACGAAAATACACGGTCTGCGTATGTTAGATGGTCGGATTTTGGGTAACTACCCGCTCCACAGTGCAGACAGCACAAATCTAGCGTGTAACGTTCCAAAGTTTAATGTGAAGTATCCAGAGCTCACACGCGCTGTACTAGATAAGGGATATGGGCAAGACATGGTTCAACTACATCGATGTGCAATTTTAAAAAACTCAATTGAGTCAGTAACACCGCCAAGCATCGCGGCTTGGGTAGCATCACAGGAGCAGAAATAGATGCTACCGGATCTGATTCATGAAAATCATTTAATGCAGTTTTAAGAGGTGCTTCCATGAGCAACGTAAATATTCAGGCGCGCCCTGTCCTAATTAACCGCGAAAACGTTCAGAAAATGTTGGGCGGCATTTCGCGTACCACGTTTTACCGCCGCAGAAAAGAATGGACAAGGGACGGTCGCCCGTTCCCCTCTGAGGTTCAAGGCGTATCAGTACCAAAAGGTGGCACACTCTATCGCTATGACGAAGTAATACAATTCTGTCAGTCCATGGGTATTTCAGCAGCGCAAGAATGAATTTTTGCTGCCCACAGATCTGCCGCCTCTTGTTGCTCGCGAATGTACTCATGCTGATCGTACACCGCGAGCATCCCCGTCAACTTATGTCCCAGTATTTTTTCAGAAACATGATGCTCTATGCCCATTTCTGACATTTTCGTTTTACATGTCCGGCGAAAATCATGAAAACCCCAATCAGAAATCCCCATTATTTCACTGACCTGACTAACCAATGAGATCAATACGCTTGCTGACATGGGACGATCTTCTTGCAGCCGTGCCGGTGGGAATACAATCTTAAGATCTGGATAGATACTGAAAGCTTCTCTCAATAGCTCCACGGCCTCAGATGATAGCCCCCGAGTAAATGCCTGGCGCGTCTTTGAGATTTCCTTTCTAACCAGCCACGTTTTCGCCTCGAGGTTAAAGTCAGTCTTAATCGATTTTCTGAGCTCTACCCCACGCGCACCTGTCAGCAAAGCCAGCTTAAGCAATAATTTATTTTGCAGTGTTAGATTTGAGGCTGGGACCGCATTCCAGAATAAGCCGATCTCATGGTCATTAAGATGGCGTTTTCTTGCTGAGATAGGTTCACCTACATCGGGAACGGTTAGCAATCCCAGCGAACTATTAGAAATTCTCTCTCGCCGTAATGCATAATTAATCACCTGCTTCATTTTTACCAGCACCATGCCTGCCATGACCGGCGAGCCACCAGCAGTGATTTTTCTAAATATTTTTTCCCAGTGGACTACCCGCATATCATCCACAAGCATTTTCCCGAAGCCATCGGTGACGTGAAGCTTTAGTAGCCGTTTCCAATACTCATGTTTGACTAGTTTTACAGCTTGGGGGCTCTCTAACCACTCATCCACCAATGTAGAAATATTTGGCGAATCCATAGCTGCTTGCAGTCGCATTTTTTTCTGTATCGATGGATTTTTTCCTTCACCCAATAATACAGAACATGCCGCCGCCGCTTCTCGAGCTTCTTTAATGCTCATTTTTCCGTATGTGCCAAGCTTCATACGGCATGGTTTATCATTGAATCTAAATCTAAATTGAAATGATATTAGGCCCTTGGGGCTTATTCTTACAGATAATCCCCCGCCATCAGGGATCTCTTCTGGCCCGTTGTATGGTTTGCCTGAAATTCTTCTAAGTGTAGTGTCTGAGATAGCCATAAATTACCAGAAATTTGGTACACCATTTGGTACACAAAGTTTATGGCACAGATTGACATAGAGTGAACTAGATTGAAACGGTTAATATTATTAGATTTTGATTTATATAGGAAAAAAAGGAAGAAATGAAACAGAATGGAATGGGTTGGAATGGGGGGATAGGCTTACACGACAGGCCACATATAGAAAACAATTTGTATTTAAAATCATCGTTTTATGGGCGCCATCCTGCTGTACTTTGCAAGATCTGTACGCAGCGTGATACATAAAACGCTATGCACCCCTGAATACTCACACCCACTACCGCCGATATTAACACCCACAGAGAATGGGTTAAACAAAAACACGGCTACCCAACGATTCTTACCTGCTCTCCCCTCGGTAAATGTTACGTTAGATCAAATAACCGACGGTTAAATAAAAGACATTTCCAAATTTTTCAAACAGATCACACCGCATGATAATTTACGTAGATAGCGCTCCGTTCAACTATGTACGTACAGCCCCATCAAATTCCGATAAGCCTGTTGCACAGTTGCATATAGGCCGAAAACTAACGCACCAGTAGCAACTTGGATGCATATTTATGCTGCCAAATAAAAATAACGCACGGGTAAGTAATATATACGATGAGATAACACCGGAGAAATTGTGTATTTATTAGTCTTGGGATATGAAATAAAACGCCGGGAGGCACCCCGGCAATAAAAACAATGTAAAGAATGAATATCTATATTAAGACATATTACGTAATCTGCATTGGCATGCAGTGGCCTAAAAATAGTATTCCTATAACTAGGAATCAAATTAACAAAATGTGCCTAAGCCAATAAAAAATATTAACGGTCATTAACGATATAGTTCAAAAGCTAGATCTTTACGTATGTAAATCAATTAAGTGAGAGTTATCATATTTAAACTTTTATCTAATTTCGCATTTTTTGCGCTTTTACTCTTTCAGTAAAGCCGACAATATCGACAGCGCTTGGCTTATTTAGTTCATTAAAATGTTCGAATATTGTTGAGTATAAAAAAAGCAATTGGCATCAATGCAATAAAAAAAGATTAAGGAAAATAAAATGAAACGCAAAGTTCTCGCAGTGGTAATACCAACATTAATGGCATTAGCAGGAACCGCCCATGCCGCAGAAATTTATAATAAAGATGGCAATAAACTCGACTTACATTTCAAGGTCGATGGTCTTCACTATATTTCAGATAATGATAATGCCGATGGCGATCATTCCTATGTGCGTGGCGGCTTCAGCGGTGAAACACAAATTACGGATATGCTGACCGGCTATGGCATGTGGGAATATCAAGCGAACCTAAACCACACCGAAGGCGAAGATAATAGAAACTTTAGCCGTTTCGGTTTCGCGGGCCTAAAATTCGGGGATTATGGCTCTTTAGACTATGGTCGTAATTCGGGGATTATTTACGACATTATGGCTTGGACCGATATGCAGCCTGAGTTCGACGGGAGCACCGTTGGCGCTGATAACTTCATGTTTCAACGTGCTGGCGGCGTGTTAACCTACCATAACCGCGATTTCTTCGGCTTGGTCGATGGCCTGAACTTCGGCATTCAGTATCAAGGTAAAAATGACGACCCAACGGAAAACAAAGATGGCCGTGATGTGTTAAGCCAAAATGGTGATGGTTACGGTTTATCACTCTCTTACGATCTCGGCTATGGCTTTAGCCTCGGTGGCGCCTACTTCCAATCTGACCGCACAAACGATCAGAATAGCGGCGGTAAAGGTGGCCGCTATAATGATATTATGGGTAATGGCGATAAAGCCGAAGCTTATACTGTGGGCGTGAAATACGAAAACAGCGGCTATTATGCGGCAGCAAACTATACGCAATCCTATAACGCCATTCGTTTCGGTAATTCTAACGACCATAACGAAGCCTACGGCTACGCAAACAAAGCGCAAGGCGTAGAAATGTATACCGGTTATACCTTTGATTTCGGTTTGCAACCTTTCGTTGGCTGGAACTATGTTGAAGGTAAAGACCTAGGCAGCAATGGCGCATCTCGCGATTATGGCGATCAGAAATTGGTTAACTTTATCGATATTGGTGCAACCTACTTCTTTAATAAAAACATGTCTACCTATGTCGATTATAAAATTAACATGATCGATGATAACGACTTTACTCGTTCAGCGGGTATTGATACTGATGATACCGTTGCATTAGGGATTGTTTACCAGTTCTAAACGCAGCATCATAATCAATAAAAAATAATATATTAGTTATTAACAGCCTTTAGCCCAGCGTTCTGCTGGGCTTTTTTTATTCTAAACCAGAGAGAAATAATATTTAAAAACACACAACCTTCATCGCTAAAGAAAAACTAGCATCCATATAATTAAAGCAAAAACAAACGTTGTAGAGATAAGCAGTATCAGCATATGGGCATGGCCTCAACATAATAACCCATAGGTATTAAAAGGTTTAAGGATGCATTACGCATGGGTATTCATTTTTACTGCATGACAATTATAGTAAGATCATTTTTATTTATTACATGTATAAATAAATGAACAGCACTGTTAAGTTTCGATTTTATGTCTCAGTTTAGAACTCGATGTTTTTCTAGTCATAATTTGTTACACTACCTCACGTTAGTTTTCGATATCTCAGCACTCCTTTTTTATGATTCGATTGAAGCATTTGTCTTCACTCGTAGCACATTGTTTTTTGAGTTCAATAGCCAACTTCACAAACCAAGGTAATTAGATGTATCCAGCAGCATGGGCCTTTATAAAAACGGTGTATTTGATCGGCTCAGTCATTTCCGCATTACTCACTTTCAAGGCCTGTGCTGACCCCTCGCTTAAAATCAGGATCTTTACCGCGATACTGATTGGGCTAACGTGGCCCATGAGCTTTCCCATCGTGTTGCTGTTTTGGGCGTTTATGTGACGCATGATGAGGCTTGGAATGCTGCTATTTATTATAGCAGCGGCAAGATAAATCATTTCAGAGCGAAATTACCTCTGTTTTTATAAGATTTATCTCAGATTAGCCATCAGGCGAGAAAATAAAAAACTCGTTGGGTAGAATTAAAAAATGCCTAAATGAATACCACGGAATGAATTAAGGTTTGTTATGTACGCACTCGTGATGATGGTCTGCTATCTCAACGGTCCCTGTGAAAATTTATACCTTGGTGGTTTTGATACTGAAGAGCAATGTGTGCGCGAAATGAATGTGCAGCGAATTCAACGTGGGGGATGTATCCCGCTTGAAAATGTCTTAGACGATTTTTGGCAGCCAGCAACCCGCGCTGCTGACTTCCCTCGCCTGTTCTAA